ACAATTTAGCCATGTACATACCCATCAAACTACCCCCAGGTGTTTACCGAAATGGCACTGAGTATCAGTCTGCTGGGCGCTGGCATGACGCTAATTTGGTGCGCTGGTATGAAAACACATTAAGACCAGTCAACGGCTGGCGCAGTAAATCGGCATCAACTGTGACGGGCGCTTGCAGGGCAATCATCACTTGGCGCGACAACGATGCCGACTCTTACATTGGTCTTGGCACTCACTCCAAGCTATTTGCAATGGATGTGCTAGGTGTTCTGAAAGACATCACACCCACTGGATTTACAACTGGTTTCATTGATGCCACCAGCACCACAGGCTACGGCAAAAACCTCTATGGCAGTTTTGCCTATGGTGTGCCACGGCCCGATACCGGATCGGCAGACATAGCTACCACTTGGAGCCTGGACACTTGGGGCGAGTATTTGGTGGCTTGCTCAAATTACGATGGCAAGATTTACGAGTGGCGGCTAGGCTTTGCCACACCCACATTGGCTGCTGTCATTACCAACGCGCCAGTGAGTAACACTGCTATCTTGGTGACTGCCGAGCGTTTCCTGTTTGCACTTGGCGCGGGTGGAAACCCAAGGAAAGTGCAGTGGTGCGACCAGGAGGACAATACCCTTTGGACACCGGCAGGCGACAACCAGGCAGGCGATTATGAGCTGACAACACCTGGCAGTTTACTGGCCGGTAAACGTGTCAAGGGCATCAATCTACTGTTTACAGATGTGGATGTGCATACAGCGCAATATGTTGGCGCTCCATTTATTTATGGTTTTGAGAAGGCCGGAAGCGGCTGCGGCCTGATCTCGGCCCAAGCGGTGGCGGCCATTGACACTGCTGCCATTTGGATGAGTAAGTCTGGGTTTTTTATCTATGACGGGTACGTCAAGCCACTGCCTTGCGATGTCTCGGACTTTGTTTTCAGTAACATCAACTTTGACCAGAGGACAAAAATTGTTGCTGTTCATAACAGTAAATTTGGTGAAATCTGGTGGTTTTATCCTAGCAATGCAGGCATAGAGAATGACTCTTATGTCACTTTCAACTATCGCGAAAACCACTGGAATCTCGGCTCACTGGTGCGCCTATGCGGCACTGACGCTGGCGTTTTCACGCTGCCACTGATGGTCGATGCGGCTGGCGAAGTCAACGAGCATGAGGTTGGTTTTGACTACGATGGCGCAACACTGTTTGCTGAGTCTGGCCCCATCCAAATTGGCAATGGCGACAATGTGATGAAGATCAGAGAGGTTGTGCCAGATGAGCAGACCTTGGGCGAGGCGGTGGTTTCGTTTAAAACCCGTCTTTATCCCACAGGCGCTGAGTCTACATTTGGACCATTTACGGCAGCCAACCCAACTTCTGTCAGGTTTTCTGGTCGCCAGGTCAACATGGTGGTGACTGGTGCGGTATTGGCCGATTGGCGCATTGGGGTCATCAGACTTGATGCTGTGGCCAGTGGTAAGAGATGAGTGACCAAGAGCATTTGGAAAGGCTGCGCCAACACGTTGACGCTGCCTTAGAATACTCTGGAGGCACACACAATTTTGAAGATATTGCCGAGATGGTTGAGGATCACAGATTACAGCTGTGGCCAGCCAAGAATTCGGTGGTATTGACAGAGATCATTGTCTATCCCAGGCTTAAGAATTTGCATTATTTTCTGGCTGGTGGCGACCTAGATGAACTCTCACAGATGAGACCATTGATCGAATCTTGGGGCAAATCGGTTGGATGCACCAGGGTGACTTTAGCTGGCCGTAAAGGCTGGGCAAAGACATTTTTGAAAGACGAAGGGTACAGTCCACAATGGGCTGTACTTGCAAAGGACTTATAGGGGAAAGACTATGGCAACAAGATCAGAAGTACTAGCAGCGTATGTAGCTAATCCAAAGGCATCATTTAGTCCAACTGAAGACGCAATTGCATTTTGGCAAGATAAAGGTCTTGCAAACTTTAATCAAATTGTTGACGAAGCAAGAGCGCAAAACCCTGCACTTGCAGCGCAGATTGATACAGAACGTGCAGCAGCTAACAGGGCCATCACTGGCGGTGGTGCTGCTGTCACAGGCGGTGGTGCTGTTACTGGTGGTGGTGCTGTTACTGGTGGTGGTGCTGTTACTGGTGGTGGTGCTGTTACTGGTGGTGGTGCTGTCACTGGCGGTGGTGCTGTGGACAATTCAGCGCTTTATCGCAACCTAGTCACGCAAGCCTATGGTGGCATTGGCCGCACAGGCTTTGGCACTGGTCCAAAGAATATTGACCAAGGCGGTTATGACTTTTGGCTCAATGCTTTGCAAAACGGCACATTGACACCAGAGAATTTTGGCGCTTCATTCAATAGGTCTGTTGGCCAGTACATCACTGAAAACCCTAATAATTTAATCACTCAGAATGTGCAGGCTTACAAGCCTTTCCAGAATACTGGCCTGCTGTCTCAGTCGCAAATGCAGCCCCAGTCTATGGGCGCTCAAGCAGTGCCAACTTACCAGCCACAAAGCCTGGCTCAGAATTTCCAAAACTACATGGGTATTCCCATTGGTGCTCAGTACAACCCTGCTGTCACTGCTGGTGGCGCATCACCTTATTCGCAGATCAAAGCATTAACTCCCCAATTTGTGAATCCTTATGCCGGTGTTGTGGCCAATACGGCCATGGGCGGCTATAACCCCCTGCTTTATGAAAATGTCAGAGTGGCTGACAAAGCAGCGGCTGCGGCAGCAGCAGGAGCTCCTGCTGATGGTGGTGGCGGCATGGCCAAAGGTGGTTATGTCCATGGCGGCTTGATGTCTGGCCCTAACCCACCTGGCCCAGATGATGGTGCTGTCAATCTTGATATTGGTGAATATGTCATCAAAAAATCTGCTGTCGATAAATACGGCAAGGGTCTTTTGGACATGATCAATGAAGGCAAAGTGCCGGTCAAAAAAGCAAAATCACTGCTGTTTTAAGGGGAAAGAATATGTCCAAAGGTGGAAGCGATGTTAGTACAACCTCAATTGATCCTCAGATCAAGCAGGCATTTTTAACAAATTTTGAGCAGGCCCAAAGTGTTGCCGGTGCATTGCCAACTCAGCAGATTGCTGGCTTTAATCCAATGTACCAGGCAGGCGAGGAAGCTCTGGTTAACACCGGCCTTGCTGGCCCAGGCATAACTGGCACAGACTTGGCCGCGCAGATGGCGGCTTATGGTGGGATGTATCAGCCAAGCCAGATTGGACCGCAGCAAACAAATCTGGGACTTACTGGACCAGGATCAATTAGTTCTTACATGAACCCCTATACAGAGGCAGTGCGCACTAATGCATTGGCCGATTTGGAGTCTGCAAGGAAATCGGCTATCCAGCAAACTGGTGAGCGCGCCACAGCTGCCCGTGCATTTGGTGGATCACGCCAAGGTGTGGCCGAGGCTTTGACTAACCAAGGGTTTGCCAAGCAGGCTGCCAACCTTGGGACAACCTTAAACGAGCAGGCATTCAATCAGGCTGTGGCTTTACAACAAGGTGACATTGGCCGCAGATCAGCAGCAGAATTGGCCAATCAGCAAGCAGGCTTGCAAGGTGCGCAATTGAGGCTAGGCGGTGCAAGCCAGCTAGGCAATTTGGCTGCACAGCAACAAGCATTGCGTCTTGGTGGCGCTCAAGCGGTCATGGGTGCTGGCGGTGCGCGTCAGGCTTTCGACCAGCAACAAGCAGATGCAATCCGCAACATTGGCCTGCAACGCCTTGGCATTGTTCAATCAAGCCTTGGTGCTACTCCGGCCAATTTGGGGATGTCAGCCAGTACGCCAAGTTCTAGCAACCCAGCAGCCGGTGCATTAGGTGGTGCATTGGCTGGTGCGCAGTATGGGCCTTATGGTGCTGTGGCTGGCGGTGTTCTCGGCCTTTTAGGTAGCAGATAAGGAAAACAAAATGGCAGACTTTGATTTCGCTAATTTATTCGGTGGTGGGATGTTTGGTGGTGAAATGCCTGGTAGCACTCTATCAGGACTTGATGCACTATTGTCACAAGACCAGCGCAAGCTCTTAGGCCGCAATGCGACACTGGCAGCAGCTGCTTCATTGCTTCAGTCTAGTGGCCGTGGACCACAGCGCATTGGCCTTGGCCAAGCACTTGGATCAGCTTTGCTGGCTGGCCAGCAAGGTTATCAGCAAGCTAGAGCTGGGTCACTGCAAGATTTGTTTTTGGGTGAGAAGCTGAAAGAGATGCAACGACTTGGGCAGTATCAAACTGCTTTGACTGGAGCGCCCCAAACAGCAGAATCTGTGCAACCAATGGAGCCATTAACGGCAGCACAGGCAAGCCTGCTTAGTCAGACTTCACCCACCAGTGTAGCCGGACCAGTTGGGCCAAGGCCGGAAAGAGCGCAGTTAATGGACCAAATCCTAGCGCAGCCAACAATAGCGCCAGCGCCTTTGACCGCAACAGAAAAGCGCTATAACGAACTCATGCGCAAGGCCGATGTGGCCAATCAATTTGGCAAATTTGATGATGCAGACAAATTGATGGGTCAGGCTTTAAAGATTAAGCCCACAGAAAAATACTCTACAACACCACAGTTTGGTAACAGTAGACAAGGCACACCAATTTCATATGTCTTGAGCGAATCAGGCGGCATGAAATTATTGGATGTCCAGCGCAGTCCTGAGTTTAACTATCAAGATACTGGCTCTTACATCAGTGTGCGTGACAAAAACTCAAACAGAGAACTTGAGCGCATTGCAAAAACTATGAGTCCAGGGGAAGTGGCATCCAATATTGTTTCTCAAGGAAATCTTGAAGTAAATCGTGGCAATTTACGTGTTGCCCAAAGCGGTCTTGGTTTACGTCAACAAGAATTTGATCGTAGTGGATTTGACCGAGTCGACACAGCAGAAGGATTTTTTAATATACCGAAAGCCGGTGGACTGGCCCAGCCAATTATGGGACCAAGCGGTCAACTCAAAGGTGTTTCTGGCGGTAAGCCGACAGAGGGTGAGACAAACGCTGCTGGCTTTGCCCAACGCATGGAATTGGCTCAAAGCATTTTTCAAAGACTACCAGCAGGCTCACAGCCAGGTGTAGGCACTCGAATGGCCGAGGCCGTGCCATTTGTTGGTGGCGCTTTAGCGCGAGGTGTTGTTCAAAGCGCAGACACTCAGATGTATGACCAGGCTGCGCAAGATTGGATTCGCGCCAAGTTGCGCAAGGAGTCTGGTGCTGCCATTGGTGCAGATGAGGCACGACAAGAATATGCCACCTACTTCCCAATGGTGGGCGATACACCCGAAAAGATTGCGCAAAAAGCAGAAGCTAGGCGCGTAGTTACATTGGGGATGAAAAATGCCGCAGGCAAGGCATACACTCCTTACACACCAATGAACAGAGTTGTGACTGTGGATTACTAATATGCCATATTCAATTACCACCAAAGACGGCATCACGATTAACAACATCCCAGATGATGTTGCGCCTGACTCTCCAGAATTAAGAGAGCGTGTTGCTCAAATCAGATTAAGCGGTGGACAGGCTCAACCAGCTGCGCCAGTAATGCCGCCAGACACATTAGGCCGACAAGTTGGAATGGCTGTTCGCCCCATGGCCCAAGCGGCATTGACTGCTGGTGGCCTGCTACCCATGGTGGTTGATCCCATGGTCAACTTTTTTAACTTGGCTGCTGGAACAAGAATTCCAACGCAAAGCCAAGCCGTTGAAAGGACATTGACGGGCATTGGGTTTCCAGAGGCTAGAACGCCCCAAGAGCGCATCATGCAAGATGTGGCCACTGCCGGTTATGGCACTGGCGGTGTTGCCCGTGTTGCCGGTGAAGTGGCGCCAAGACTGCCTGGCATGGCCAAAGACTTGGCCCAATTCTTTGCGCAAAGCCCCAAGGCTCAGACAGCGGCTGCACTGACAGCGTCTTCTGCCGGTGGAATGTTGCGCGAAGGTGGAGCGCCTCCAGCGCTTCAAGTTGGCGGTGCAATGTTGGCTGGTATGGTCGCCCCTGGTGGTCCAACACTTTCGACAACTCAAAGAGCATTGGCAGCGCCAAGTGGCTTAGTCAAACCATTTACACAAGCAGGCCGTGAGGTGATTGTTGGCAATGTCTTAAACCGATTGGCCACAGACCCAGAGCGTGCAATGCAAAACCTGCAACAAGCCCAGCCACTTGTGCCAGGTGTAAGAGTAACGACAGCAGCTGGTGCGCGTGACCCTGGTCTTGCTGCGGCTGAGACTGCCATTCGCGGCTTGGACCAGTCTGGTGCATTCCCAAGCGTTTTGTCTTCAAATCAGCAGGCTTTGCTTGAGTCATTTAGAAGGCTTGGTGGCCGTGCTGGTGATGAATTCACTCCAGGCTCTATTCCATACGCTGAAGCCAAGCGCGGCAGAATCACAGCGCCAATGCGTGAAGAGGCATTTGCTGGCGTGACTGTCGAGCCTGAGACATTCCAGCGCGGCATCAACTTGGTGGTCAACAAGGCCATTGACAATGTGATGTCTAGCCCTGCTGGCGTGCGTCAGGATGTTGAAAGCGCGATGAAGTTTGCAGCAGATCGAGTGCAACGCGCCAAAACGCCTCAAGAGCTGTACGAGGTGCGCAAAGACTTGGCCGCGGCAGCCCAAGGCAAATACAATCAAGAGCTGCCAAGTTTGCGATTGGCCAAGGGCCAGCTCAATGAAGTGATCCGGTCTGTGGATGATGTCATCGAGGCAGCAGCCCCAGGCTTTAAAGACTATATGCGTCAATTTGAGAAGTCATCAAGCGCCATTGACCAGATGCGCATCATGCAGGGCATCGAGGCCAAAGTCACAACTGGCCAGCCCAACCTGATGACGGGTGAGCCGGTCTTGGCTGCTGGCGCTTTGCGCAGACAACTGGCCACCAAAGCAGAAGAAATTGGCGCTCAATTGTCGCCAGCGGCTCAGACCCGTTTGGACAACATCATCAACGAGATCAATCGTGGTCAGGCTGCAACTGCACCAGGTGTAAAAGCGCCAGGCTCCAACACATTCCAAAACATGAGCATGGGCAATCTGATTGGCCGTGTCTTTAGTGAGTCCATGGCTGACAACACCACACTGCGCACCATGACAAGGCCATTGGACTTTCTTTATAAATTGCCTGACCAGCAGATTCAGCAATTGCTTGTTGAGGCTATGCTTGACCCCAAGTTGGCAGCAATGATGATGGGCAAGGCCAATGTGATGAAGGTCGAGCCATTGGCCAAGTCACTGCGCAAAAAAGCTGAAGAGATGGGATTTGGCGCTGCTATTGGTGCGACACAAGAGCCGTATCGCGTAGATTTAACTGGCATGGCCAATCGTTAAGGAACAAACATGGCAGGCTTATTAGATGATGTTTTGCAATATATGCAAGACCCTAGACGCACCCAGCAATTGCAGGGTACGGGTAGAGCAATCCAGCAAGGTCTTTTGAACATTGAAGAAAAAGATAAAAAGTTTCAAGACCTTTATGACAAAGCATTTGGTGATCCAAAAAATATAACCAAAGTCACAGATAAAAAGGCTTTGTCTGAACTGACCGAAATGATGATGGCTGGGCCAATGGCAATTGCGCCAATTGGCATGACTCAAAATGTATCTAAGGCATCTGCAAGAAATGTCAAAAAAGGTTCTGTCGCTACAGTATTTGACAACGTCACAGATTACAACGAAGCAATGAAGCTGGCCCAAAAGGGCGCTTATTTAAAACAAGACCCATCAGGTCAGTACATTGGCGGTCCAAGATCAACTGGGCCTGTCGGCTTAACTGTGGACAGTCCTGGTGCTTTATCAAATATGCGCCAAAGGGCAGATAAAAAAGTCGAAGCCGGTGCATTCAATGCGTCTTGGTATGACAGGGCTAGGCAGGCAGCCGAGAGCGCTTCTGGGTACAACCCCACCAACATGACCGCGGGGATGCCTCCACAAGGCCAAATGGCATCTTTATTTTCGCGTGGCGGGGCTGCCTACAGCCCACAGGCTACACCGCCAACTGAGATGAATTCTTTTATTCGTCAACATAATGCCCAGGTCATTGGTGGCCAACAAATTATTCCAAGGACTGGATCACAGGCTAGAAATGTAGCCAAAGCATATGACGTTGATCCGGCCACTGGGATGTATGTATTTAATCCTGGAGCAATTAAGCTGGGCAAAAAAACTGGCCCTTACGCTGACGCAAAAGACCCGACCATTCCCTCCACTGACTTGTACAAAACAGCCAGCGACATTTGGCATGGCCGTGTAATGGGTTACAGCGACCCAGGGGGCAAAACATTTAGTCGAGGGTTTACTCCGCAAGAGCATGGATTTTTAACCGGTGAAAATTTATTGCTTGCAAACAGAGCAGAACAAAAAAGACTCGCTGGGCAATTAGATGTGCCAAACACATCATCAGAATTTATTTTTGATCCAAGAGCTGCGCAAGCAGCTACATGGGGTGCTGAACGAGAAATTTCATACAAGGCTGCCAGAGATGCTGAAATCAATAGGTTTACAAAATCATCTGAAAAATATGACAGGCAATTAGCAAGATGGGAGCGAACGGGTAAAGGTGAAAAACCCAAAAAACCATCTTTAAAAAACATTGGAAAAGAATCTGACGAGTCTATTCAAGCAAGAGCTAGGGCCGGTATTGATGACGCTATGCAGCGCCAAATTGCATCACAAACCTATGAATTTATCCCTGGTCAAAATGTTATGCCAGGAATTAACACTGCTGAAGAAGGTGTTCGAGCTGCTTATTCGCAGGGAATGCAAGCCCCAATGGGTAATCGTGACCCTTACATTGGCGCATTGCAAGCATATCAATTGCCAGTTAAACCAGTCATGGGTGAATATCTTAATACTGCTGGTGTTGTCGAAAGAAACCCAGCATTTGTGGCCCAGCCATTAGTTGGCCTTGTTGGGTCAACATTAGAAACATCGACAGGCAAACTTGCCCGCGGTGGCCCCATGCTGGACCAGCCAGGTCGCAGTTTACTTGATGCAACTTCTGCTGTGCGCGCTGTGATGGATTTGCAAGAAGGTGTTGGCTGGAACAAATTTACGCCAGCCAATTCAAGCATGAAAACAGTAGAAAAAACTGGAATAAGATTTCAGCCAATGTTGTCTGGCGCTCAAGATGCAAGTCAATTGCCCAGGCAGATGGCGCAGGCAAAAGCGGCATTAGAGGGGCAAGGTTTAGATGTTGTTGATGTAGGCGGTGCTTTGCACGCTGGAAAATTTGACAACTCTATGAATGGCAAAGCAATTCAAGAAGCTGTTAAAAATGCAAAAGCAAATATTCAAGATGGCCAATTGATTGCTGGCCGTTTTGAGTCAAATCTTCAAATGCCACCGTGGGGTGCAGAGGGAAGTGGCCAAGTAGCGCAGTATTTACAGGGCCAACTAACACGGCCAGACATTCAAAATTTTGCACAGCGTTTAGATACAGCCGGTGTCCCACAAGTTAACGCGCAGCAAACTCAATTTATGAAGCAATTTTTAGAGCAAAACAATATGTCTCCAAGAGCTGATGTAATGAAAATGCGCGACATCATTGGGACTAAAGGTTATCAAGGGTTCTTGAAGTATCTTCAAGAGAATGGTCCAAAGGGGTTGCCGGCAGTTGTTCCTCTTGGCTTGCTTGGGAATTATGAGGACTATCCAATTTTCCAATAACTTTGTAATTTTTGTTTTTGATACCAGAAAACGGCAAAGGTATTGCAGCCTGATGTTTTGAATAATAAACATCAAGCTGCGCGTTAGTTAGTTTTGAGAAATATTCAACAGGCATATCACCTCCCAAAAAACGCGGCCACCAGAGGGTCGCGTTTCACAACCCGTCTTTTCTGTCTGCGTCTGGCAAGGCCAAAGTCTTTGTCATCTGCTGACATCTTGTCCATGTGATTTCTCCATCTCTTTGTGCCAGGTATAGGGTCCGGCACTATGGCATCCACACCCTCACCCCATGACCACAGTGGCCGGTGTCTGCCATTGCAGTTGACCTTGAAATAGCCTGAGATGTGGACCAGTTTAAAGCGGTGCATATCAAATAAAACCCTCGCTGCACTGCGCCTGGCACAAAAGCACAGCTTGGCCAAGTCAAGGTCTGAGATATTGCCTTTCCTTTGAAGCGCTGCCTCGATGGCAGGCTCTACACGGGGTTTCAAGCCTCTGGTCATGCGCTGGTATCCATTCGGTCTTTCAAGCGCTCCAGCATGGCTCTCACAACGAATGCACGGCTTTTAACCTCATTCGGTATGGCATGGCCATAAACCTCTGGATGAAGTAAGTCATTGACCAGGTCGAGGCAAGCCTCAAGGGCCAGTGGCAATTCTTTATCTGTCAAGGAACTTCTCCAGCGCAGACACTTCAATGTGATCCACCAGGCTTTGCAAAATCATGTGGGCAATGTCCACATCAGTGCCAGCGATGTATGCACGGTTGAGCGTCATGCACTCTTCAAAATCAGGCTCATAGGGTGCGCCATATGAGTCGGTCGAACCCTTTTCTGCTGGGCTGTATTCTAAGACGCAGACCAGGTCAACGTCTTCAATGGCGCAGGCAAACTCAAAAAAACAATTGGGGCAGTTGGGTGTAGAGCCGTAGTTCATATTGACCACCATGCGACAAGTAAAGCAGCCAGACCCACGCCAATGGCAGCAGCTGTCAGGCAATCCAGAATAAGGTTTTTGATTTCGGGTTTCATTGGTTTCTTTCGTTTAAGTGGTATGGACAAACGATTGTGGACAGAAATCAATTATCTTGCAAGAACTAATTCTGTCCATGTTGTTTTTTTACATATACCGCAATTAGAATGCGGCCATGGAATCAATTCACACTATCAGGGCAAGGGCCAAGGCTCACAAGATCACCATGGCTGCGGTGTGCGAGGCCGCTGGCATCCAGCAGTCCCAAGTCAGCCGGTGGCTGTCTGGAACTGTGGAGCCATTGTGGACATCAGTCAATCAATTGAATACTGCGCTCGAAAAATTAATTGACAAATCACCAGTCATTGTCGATTGACTCGGCAACTGGCGCAGACTTTCCGGCAGCAATGCCGAAGTCACTTGCAGCCGATGGCTTTGCACCACCAAGCGAATCACCCTTGGCCAAGAGCATGATGTTGTTTAAACCATACGAGACACCCTTGTTGCCTGCCTGGTCATAAGCATAAGCATTCAAGCTCACTCGGCCATAGTCGCCAGAGACAATATCTTGTGATCCAAGAATGTCATGGCCATGGGCATCCACTGCACCAGGCTTGTTGGTGCTTTTGGTATTGAAAAAGTAATGCCCTGCATACTCTGGCCCCAGTGGTGATCCATCGGATTTGACTTCTGTATCGCCATCACGCAAGGGATTGCGCACAGTCTTTGGGATTTTGTCCCCAAATTTGGCGGTCAATGCGGCCTTGGCTGCCGCTTTCAATTGGTTCACAGTGTCAAGGTCTGTCTTTGGGACAAGCACTTGCGTTGAGAACTCTTCTTTGCCGTTCATCTCATTTTTACGAGCAGTCAATGCTGAGAAATA